GGATGAGGAACACCACAAGGAAAAAGGTTATATGAACATAGACCAATTAGAAACTATGAAACTGAGCGAGATAAACACACCAAACTTAGCGGAGCGATTTTGGTCTAAAGTCGATAAGAGTGGTGATTGTTGGAACTGGACGGGGGGCATACTTAGAAAAGGGTATGGTTCGTTTGGAGTAAAAAATAACGGGATATGGAAAACAGCAACTGCGTCACGGGTTGCATACCTATTAACGTATGGAGAAATTCCAGCAGGACTTAATGTTTGCCATCGATGTGATAATCCTGCATGTGTTAATCCTGAACATCTATTTGTTGGGACGTTCAAAGATAATATACATGATGCTCTTAAGAAAGGCCGGATGCTAAGTGGGTGGCATTTAAACGGTGCTGGAGAAGGTGAACGAAACCCACAAGCAAAACTAACATGGGAACGAGTCAATGAGATCCGTTCATGTTACAAATCGGGTAAATGGATTCAGCGAGAATTGGCAGCCAAGTTCAGTATATCTCCCCGACAGGTAAGAAACATCATTTATAATAAACAATGGAAAGATCCGAATTATGTGGTGATGGCAAAATGAGCGAACGATGGGTGTTCCGCACGTCGGATGGTGAGGAATATTTACTTAAAACGATTAGTGATTGCGTTAACTTCGGATATGATGCGGCTTATAATCTCCTACGTGGAGCGAGTGGAATGCACGGGATCCCCACGACAATCCTAACAGATTCGGTCCCTCATATAGCGGGTGCGGAAACTCGGGAGGTAGTGCAGGGAATCCGCACCATGTACACACCTATTCGGATTAATGGCGAATCTGCGGAAGATTGCCAGACGAAACTTGCAAAGATACGCAAATCACTCGTACAACCAGTAGAACATCAACTTTGGGTCACGAACGAGAACCACGAAACTAAGGTGCTCTACTTTAGATACTTAAAGGGCTTCGATACGATCGTTGATGATGATAAAAGAAGCCGCAAATCCGTTATAGTCCCGCTTTATATTGAAGCAGACGATCCGTATTGGTATGACGCACCCGGTTCGGAACTGACGCGTAGCTTTTCAAGTGCGCCGTGGACCTCTGACTTCCTTACATTCACCGTTCCGGTCGGCATCGCGGCTGACGGGATGACCGGCGACACGACACTCACACTCGACAGCACCGACAACCTTGTGGCCGGCATGCCTCTTGAACTTCACGCGGGGCAGACCATCGTATCCGACACGCCATATATCACGGAGAGTCTGGAAGAGGAAAAAGTAGGCGATAGCATGCAATACGAGTCTTCAGTGTCGGTATCCACTGAAACCTCGACTGTGCAGGTCAATCAGGCTTACCACGTATCCGGAACTGTGGTGTCCCAGAATCAAAACCTTTCAAGTTCAGTAGTCACGATCACCGAGACAGACCCGAATGGCGTTACGACGACGCATACTGCTGTCACCAACAATTCAGGTAACTATGTTCAAACAATAGTTAGTGATATCAACGGCGTTTACACGTATCAGGTCAACTACAACGGCGATGCAACGCATTTGCCTTCGACAGCAGTGACGTCGATTACAGTCGGAACCGTTGTAGCAACCACACTCACACTCACATCATCGAATGCTAACCCTGCGCCAGGCGCGTCATTTAATTTAACCGGAACACTGGCCACCACTGGCGGGGGCGTAGCGAGTCAACCGATTAACATTTATAAAAAGACCGCGACGGCCAATGTACTCGTAGGAAGCGCTCACACTAATTCGAGTGGTGTGTATTCGTTTCCTCGCAAAGAAACTACATCCGGTTATTGTCACTACTCAGCAACGTATGCCGGCGATGCAATCTCAACCACATCGGCTAAACAAGACCCGGGCATAATGGGTTGGCTTGAATGGCTATTTGAAAAGATATTTGGGCTGCTGGAAGGGCTCTTTAAGGCCGGGCGTTACTCCGCTTCTAATGCATCGCTGGTTCTCAAGATAGGCAGTCCCACTTATTCGATTGAATATCAGGCCGCGCTACCTCCGAGCATGATAAACGATGGAGAGATTCAGTACTTTGCCGCTCACGGTTTCAATGGCATAATCTGCATTGCAGAGAAGATTGGCGATCCGTATTCGATTGAGAAAGGAGTTATAACTGGCCAGGGCTTGTGGGCCGCTATTGATATCTCAGTCGTGACGAACAGCGCCGCAAGCATCCAGACTGGCGCAATCGCAACGTGGCTCGCATCACTCTATGCTGCAGGATGGCGCACCTTTGCTGGTTTCAATACAACCGGCAGAAGCGGCGATCCGGCATATATCGCTTCTCTTGGTGCAGGTGCGAGATACATAAACTACAGTTCAACGCCGCGAAAAGGAACTACGACAAACCCTGACATTGACGGGACAGGCGTTTACCAGAACACCTTCCAGTTTTGTAACCCGAACGCGATTCCATCTATCGAAGCATGGACACAGGCCGCATTTATCGCGAGCCCTAGCGTCAAGAGCGGTTTAATGGCACAAGTGCTTCCGAACGATGCAAACGGCATTAACCAGATACTCGCCAATGCAGTAAAGGATGATTGTCCGGATTACACGTGCATCCTCGATTGGAGCGAAGGTAATGCTACAGGAATGACGCACTTCTGTATCTGGTTCCAACCAAAATACAACGCGGTTACAGCTCGTGACATAGAGAACGAACAGGTCGTTCTTTACAAGTCCCTCGGCTTCGAGCAGATCGTTACGGAGATGAAGAAATATTATCCCGCCACCGTCTCTACGTGGTCGCCCCCTACATTGAAGGCCACTGAGTTGACAGTCACGCACGTCGATGGGGTGGAACTGGTAACGTTCTCTGGCCAGCTCACGACAATTACCGACGGTGCGGCACTTGTGGGGAAGACGATCACCCTGCAGGAACTCCCACAGTCAAGTATATCGGGAGCCACGACCTTCGCAACTGCGTCTACTTCATCAAAGAATATCACCGTAGCGACTGGAACTGGGGCTACATTTGTCTCCGGACATGCACAGGCGGTTACAATATCTGATGCGAACAATACAGAAACCAACTCAATTACTTCAATCTCAGGCGACGTGATAACGTTAACAAACTACCCCTCACATACCTACACAAATGGGACTATTACTGCGGTGAGCTACCCATCTGGGCAACCAACGATAGGTGTAACGTGCGCCGCATCATTCGTAGCGGGGGATGTGGTGACTGTTTCGGATAATACTCCGTATTCTGAGAGTAGGACTGTATCAACGGTTAATTACACGGTTAACACCATCACGTTCACGACTAACTTAACTAATACCTACACCATAGCAAAATCGGCTAGTGTATTAGGCACGTGGACTGACCGCGCAGCCACAGCTACGACAGATGCTAATGGAAAGTATTCAATTCCATACGATCCCACGCCAGCTGGAAAACACGTATTCCGGCTAAAGTATGCAGGTGACGGCACGCACATGGCAGTTTACGCGCCCACATTAGGGATAACGATCTACGCCGATGTGCTGCTTAATGACGAATCGGTCATGCAGCTTACTTCTATTGTCAGCGTTGACAGTCCTACCGTAATAACCATCGCCGATGCACTTACGAATGATTACCTTGTTTCAGCCGATGCTTACGCTGTAGAGATAGACCCGAATGACTGCTTCCTGACTAACACAACGAGTCTCGATGAGGCTCTGACTGCTGATGCGGTTCAGGGGGCATATACTGTAAAGTTAACTGACACTACCGGCTGCATTGCAGGGCATCCCGTGACACTTCTCAACAATCCAGCGTCCCCCCGGCTGCCTGGCACGACCGTCACTGAAACAAATGTCATAGCTTCAGTTGATAGTCAGACACAACTCACCCTTGTAAATGCATTAGCCAACACCTACGCCGTCACGGATAATGCCGAGATAGTAGATACGTTTGCCATCGTGCCACGTGCTCTAAATCCTGACTGCGAACTTGTTATCTTCTGGATGCGAGGTTGCCCACCGTGTTATACAGCCAAGAAACAACTCTTAGCGATCAAGGCTGCGATGAACCCAACTGACGATCCGACCGGCCTACAGGTCACATTTGTCGAGATTCAGGATCACGTAGGACAGGTAGACGAATTGGGCAACCTGAACGTTGGGATGGATCAGGCAGCTATCTTGTACCCTGACGCCTACAACTTCGCAGCAAATTGTGGCCCCCCGCCACCGGCGTCGTATGGAGTTATCAATAGTGAAAAGGGCATGATGCCGGCAGTTATCTCCGTTTATCGGAGTGGATTATGGATTAAGTCGTGGTGTGGTGTGCATACCACCGGAGTTGACCCCATCGCAAGCGACGTGATCGAGGATACATGCGGTCCCGCAACCGCGTGGCGACTTGGCACGAGCTCAATCGGCTTTCAGGTCGTTATTCCGAGCGGTGGCGAGGCGATCTCGTATCCAGTCTGGACTATCACAGGGCCAGGACAGACACCTACATTCACAAACGTTACCACGGGAGATGTATTTCAACTGAATCACGAGCTAGTCGCAGGTGAGACGGTCATTGTAGATGCGACTGAGGAAAGTCATACGGTCGGCAGCACTGCATCAGCGGACTTCGTTGGAAGTGGCTATATGAAAACAGAAACCTGTCCCACTTGTCACGGTACTGGTGTCGTAGCAGCGTGTGCGACTTGTGGCGGCCAGGAAATTTGCCCTACCTGCCACGGCACCGGCATTATCAGCGTATGGGTAGCATCCTCAACGGGTTCAACGAACGATGTCGGCAGCATGTATAACCTCCGTTTCCAGATGGACCCGAATGGCAATACGTTCTGGGGATTCGCGCCTACGGCTACCGTCATTCAGGTCGAAATGGGACTCGTGCAATACGGAAGTAGCATTATCAATATGCAATTAGTGAAGCGTTACGCAGGAATTTAAATGCCAGGAAGCCCATTAATAGAAGCAGAGCACAAGATAATATTGCGCGATGAAACCACGTTTGAGGACATCGGTGAGGTTACACGCTTCACGCAATGGCAACATACGCTGAAGCTCAACGATGTTTCGTCGTGGCAGCTCGATATGCGAACGCAGGACTTCAACAGTTATGATATAGATGTTACTACGGGGATACAACTCTGGCGTGACGACGTGCTGCTTATTGATGGGCCTATATCACCAACAGGGATCAAGCAAACACTTTCAGCCGGAGTCGAAACCACGACGATAATTGGCGGTTGCGATAACCAGTACCTCACGTCGAGAATCTGCTATCCAGTAGTGACCGGGCCGCTATTCGACGTCACGACGCAGAACTGGAAATTCGGAGTGCTACGTTCGGCAGTCGGGATATCCTGCAATATCACGAAAGGCGACGCCGCCGGTGAAGAATATGACATTCCATTAGTGGTAGACGATGCAGAGAGCTTTGAGGGTGGCAATACCGTTACGTGGGTGCAGGCAAACGGAACCGCGATCTCTAATTGGAACCAACTCGTAGGAACGACAGGCAACCCTCCGATAGCGGCTGCATACGGTTCAGGGCCCATAACAATCTCGGGTGTTGACCTGAGCACGAACACGATTACCTTAGCCGTTCACCAGCAATATCCTGCAGTCCTATCGCCTGCTATTCCTACAGGTGGCAAGCTCTACCAGACAAGCGGGGGCATAGTCGATGATCCCGCGTATCTTGGTTACGATACACGAACTGGCCCAGGTGACAATGTAGCAAAAGAGCTTGTCTATTTCAATGCTGGCGTAGGCGCGTGCTCCGATCACTTTGGCACACGAGCAATCCCACACCTAGTAGTTGCCCATCCTCTCTCGCAGGGCGCAGTCGTTACATCTAATGCACGTGGCGAAAGCCTTCTCACGCAGGTTCAGAATGTTTGCCTAAGTGGAAACGTTAACTTCAAAACTACTCAACAAGGGTATGATCTTGTCTTTGAGACATACGTGGGCAATGACCTCTCACAGGATGGCAACCTGGTATTCAGCCTTGCGAGTGGCAACCTAAGTGATTATCAATACAATTATGGTAGCCCAACCGCAAACATGGTATGGGGGTGCGGCCCTGAAACTGGCGTTGATAAGCTGATGCTACCGAGCGGCGACATTCAATCTATCAATGACTACGGACGATGGGAAACGTGGATAAGCTCTGCTACTGCAAAAGCCGGAGATAGCGCTGCTCTGATAGCCGCGAATATGGTTCAAACTAATAATGCGGCTTTAGCACAGTCAATCGTAAACACGCAGCTAACATTGACTATTCAGGAGACAGATCAGGTCAGGTATCCTCGAGACTTTGGCCTCGGCGATAAGGTCTGTGTGATGATCGGCGATCAGCCAGTCTACGAGATCGTGACTGCATTTCAGTATTCAATTCCCACTTCGGCTACGGGGGCCGGAGCTGGAACCGCACTCGCGGCGGCGCTCTCTAAACAAGAAACGCAAGCGATGAAGATAGCAAAGAGCCAACAAGCGCAACTCAGAACGATGGATTTCGCGTAGGAGAGTTATGTTAAACGCAAGCGATACGGATTATAAAACTGCCGTGGCACAGAACCTAATCGACCACAGTGCAAATCTTAGTGCCATCAATGCCACATTGAATAACACGGCAGCGGTGAATGGTTCAAGTGGGGTTCTTGAGACACAAGCCAACCAACAGAACCAGATTGACGCACTGCCGGGAACTTCGCCAGGGGCGTGCGGCAACGGAACCGGGACTTTTTGGCTTTTTTACACTGGAACGGATAATGTAATACGCATGACAAAGAACGTTAACGGCACAGGATGGACATCAGTAGCAAGCATGGGAATAGCCGCATCTAGCGGCCCAACCGTTATCTACGACGCTAATGCATCACCCGACGTCATTCGGATATTTGCGCGAGATATGGACGGAGCAGTAGGTTGGATGTGGTATCCAGCATCCGGCACCGGCGCGTGGGGAGGGTGGACAGTTATTATCGGTGGGGTACTATAAATGGGAAAACGCTTTTGCGCGCACTTTGGTTCGTTAGATAACCTCAGTTGGTTGGCATCAGTAGGATTTGCGGAAGCCGGGTTAGTCTGGGACTGGGATGGTAGTACTACGGCTGCTGGTACTGCAAGTGCCATACACAACGCAGGAATCCCTACAGCCACATTCAATGCGTTCAATGATGGCAGCGCAGCGGTGTGTCAACCAGGCGCTGCCGGTGGTCCGTATGCAGGATACTTCCAAGCTCTTGCGAGCGCCGGTTGGAACTGTATTGCAGGTGAGGGTTGCGGCGGCTCTGTAGTTTCCACCGTTCAGAACTATTGCACGTATGTTAATTACGGCGGCATTGTTGGAAATAGTCAGGCAGATATGTACGCCGACCCGTGGGATCACCCGACGGGCGGTGGAAAAGGGCATTGGGATTATATTGAATCTTACGACAACAGCGACAATTACGTTGACCCGAGCCAATCAATCGGCTGGTCCAGATCAGCTGGCGCGGGACACCTCGGAATCCTTATCGGTAACTGGATGCAAGGCGTCGGCGCTCAGACGTATATAAACGTCGTTGATTCGACTGGATGCGACACGATTTGTTTTTGGGGGGGTTATAGTGCTTCATCATCGAGTATTGTGTCACTAGCGCAACAGTTAATCAGTCATTACGGAGCAACAAAAACAGGGGCAACTGGTGGAACTGCTGGGGCTACAGCAACAGCGGCGGCAACAACAGCGGCAACGAAAGCAGTCATTCAGTGTCCCTGCAAGCACATTTCGATTGCATTCGTGGGATCATCAGCTAGTGACGTTTCACAGCACATTGAATTTAAAGTGCAAATCACTGGTCGCGCCGGATGGGTGGATAATAACGAGAACTGGATACACGGTAAACCATATACAGGCCAGCTTGAAATTTGGACGAGCAATGCAAAAAAAACGTGGTCGCTTGGAAAGATTTGGCCGGACAAGAACGGTGATTTCGCATTCTCGGTCGGAAGCGACACGGCTGAGAAAAGAAGTTATAGCGTCTGCTTCGTATGAGGTAATTGAAAATGGCACAAGCTTGTACACCTACGATAATAACCTTGTCAGGATGTCCTCATTGCGCGAACTTAGAATCAATGCTCAATAACGCCCAAATCAAATACACTGTTGATATGTCCCAGGCCTGCCAGTGCTATCCCTGCGCGGTGCTTTGCGACGGCTCGCACGTCACGAGTTGCGGCGGCAATGCTGAGAACGATGTCTTCGCAGCGATCCAGAAGTCGATTGCGGCAACGACAACAAAGACGTCAACAACTGCCCCCCTAAGTACTACTACTACAACCCCCGCCAGCGCCGCCAGCGTCACAACTACTCCGGCTTGGAGGACTACCAAATGGTCTAATGCACTGTCAGTCGATTGGGGTGCAAAGAACCCACTGCCTACAATCGCGCAGACTGCAGCAGGGTACGAACCGCCTGACGTCTCGCTCACGCCGGTATTGCCAGTACCCGTTCCGCAAGCAGCAGGACTCACAGTCGCATTAATGGATCATAAGAAGATGCCGATAGCCAGAAAAGTTGCGTAACAGGAGAAAACACAAATGGTCGAAACTTCGTATCCGTTCAGAAAGCCAGGAGATACTAACCCTTTCGGTGCCACATTGACCGAGAACCAATGGGCTCAATTCAGCCGATACTTGATAGGAACCGGCGTTATGTCGGTAAGCTTCAACGATAACCTGGGGGAGTTGGAAGTAACTGCAGGCACGCTGCCATTGACAGTGGATATCGACACGGGTGCAGCGGCCATCCAGGGGCATTATTATCAAAATAATGCGACGAACACGCTTACGCTTAACGCGAACCTGGCGTCCGGCATTCGCGCTGACCTAATAGCGCTCGAATGCAAGTGGGGATTAAACGCAGGGATCACCGCGATAGTAGTACAAGGAACTAACGGTCTACAGTATCCATCAACTGACCCGCGATCCGGCAACCCAATGCCGCCGCAACCAGTTCAAACAGAGGGCGTCAGATGGCAACTCCCCCTCGCTCAGGTCAATATGGTTAACGGACATACGACGATTGTGGACACGGATATCGTTGACCTACGAAACTTCGTCGGCGTACAGGCGACGCAAAGCAACTCGGTAGTCGTGGCGATGCCTAATGCTCGTTCCACTATGAAGCAAAATGCCGACTTTCAGATTCCCGCATCTGCAGGATTTATAGATGCAGACGAGATCATAAACGAAGCCTTTTCAGTACTACCGGCATGTGGTGGAACGGTCATGCTCAGTGAGGGCGACTGCATCATCTCGGACAGTATCAGTCCAGTGATGGGTGCGAACCTCATCGGCTGCGGATCACAAACCACGATCACCTTGTCGGGCCGCGCTCCAGCAGGAACTCCGATGATAGTAGCTGGTTATGCGGGTGCGACGATCCGCGACATGGCACTCTTTGGTGGTGGTAGTACGTCAAGTATCTACACCACAACGCCGGTCACTACCGGACTTGGCAATCAAGGCGTTCTTGTCACGACTGGTAGCGTGCAACTCCTCAACTTAACCATCACCGGGGCGCAGGATTACGGCATTGACGTGACAAGTGGCGCAACGAGCAATGTAGTAATCAAGGACTGCACAATAACCTACACATACGCCGACGGTATCTATTATCAGGGCAGTCTCGGAATCGTTGCTGACAACAAGATCTCAAACTGTGGCGACTGCGGGATACACCTTGCTGCGACAGCCACAAGTGGTGCTCAAGCCAACAAGTTTTCAGGAAACCTCGTAACGTATTGCGGGTTGCACGGTATACTGGTTGACGGGACTGCAGCAGGTGCCATTGTAGGATGGTATAACATGATCAGTAACAACGAGATCGGACAATGCGGAATGGCTGCCACTGGTTCTCCGTCGTGTATAAACTTGATAGGTACAGGTATCAGATCTACGTCTTTAATTGGAAACTATGGGTGGACTGCTAACGCGCCATACACGAAATATGGAATCGGCATTTCAAGTAACGCAGTGCAAGACACGCGAGCGGTTGGTAACGATATGTATGACGCATCCGGAGGAACCGGCTCAAAGGACATTATCCTAAACGGGGCCACTCTTAGCGGCCTTTCGCTAAACCTTTACAACTCGTATCAAGCGTAAACGATGGTTTAGGAGGCGTTATAAAATCCCTCGCGGTGTTTATGTTCATAAAAAGGGTATTCGCCATCCTCACGCAGGCAGTCACGCAGCTAGACCCGGTGCTCGAGGAGTACGACCGAAGGCGCACCACCCCCATAAAAGTTATGTACATCGCCGTGGATATCATATTAAACGAATTGCGCCATATAGAACCGGAATTAAGCATAAAGCTTACGTCCACAAGCGCGGATATAAGATCAAAAGGGTCATGCCGTATAGACGCGGATATCATCTAAAGCACAAGCGTATAGGGCGGTGAAAAAATGACCGAAGATAAACTAGAACAGGAACAAGAACACGAAGAAGCTCGAATAAAGGCAGAAGGTTTGATTGAATCTGCTGCAGCGTCGGCGCGAGACTTAATAGATGATGCAGCTACTCGCGCCATGCTGCTTATTGCGGAAGCAGTCGAGAGAGCGAAAGAGCTGCTTCATGAGGCGGCCGTAGCTGAAGCTGAACGCTTAAAGCTAGAGAGATCACGAGATGACCCCAACAAAAAGTGAAACGACGGCAGCCGAGGAACTGCTTGCTGCGGCCAAAGTAGCTAAAGAAGAGATGATTTCAGCTGCCGAGACTGCGCGAGAGAAGGTTAAGAACGCTTGCGATCAAGCGCTATATGACCTCGACCGGGCGGGTCCTACTGACCGGCGACAGCTGAACGGCAGTTATCGGTGGGACCGTTCAGAGGGCATTGAAATGCGCACTGGTAAACTGGAAGTTGGCCAAGCTAAAAGGGGAGAGCAGATCATCGGATTGATCGATGACGTTGCCACTTTAAAAGACGTAATGACTGAGCAGAGCAACCGAATGACAACGCTGCGAGAACTCATCCTCGAAGTAAAAGACGCATGCACCGTTCGGATTGACGCACTTAAAGACGATACACGAAAGGACAAGATAAGGAACCAGCAATATGTTATCGGACTCGTGGTTTCATTCGTTGTCACGGTCGCATTATCTATCCTGTTCGGGTATGCACATTTCGTTAGATAGGGGAACCAATGGCACTTTATAAACATAAACTGCATCCGCACAAACCCGTTAACTCAAATGACCGTTTCACAAGCGAGCAGATAGGCTTTAACGCGAAATTGGCTGTTTGGCTTACGCAGCACGTAGGTTCTATGTGGACGGCCTACCTGTTCACGGTAATTTGTTTTATCGGTTTAGGTGCGATACTTGGATGGCTCCCGAACACGTTGTATTGGATCATAATGTG